CTCCGTTGTCAATCAGCTTTAATTGAAGTTGCCCTGTTGCGTCCAGGGGCAATGTTTTATCGGCCACTATAGTTACCTCCTTTAATTTCATCGGTAATAAAAGCAAAGGAGGGAACTACGTCCCTCCGCGTCTTATTAACTTATAACGGTCTGCCAACCGCCATTATGTAGCTTTTGACAGTTTTAAGATCAGCTTTGTCCGCAACCTGGACCAATGGCCCATCAGCAACAGCATCGTTGTCTCCCTGATATGCCTTCAACTTGCTGTTTGCGTGGTCATACTCAAAGACGTATCCGCTATTCGGAGAAGCGACTAGAATATCTATTTTAGATAACCCCAGGGCCGCAGGGGCAAGCGGTTCGCCACCAGTAGGATAAGAATCATCAAATGTGACTTCTGCAACCACCATCATGGTGTCGTAGAGCTTGGTTTTCTTCTTTATCGCAACTGCGATTGCCATGCGCAAATACCTACCTTTCTAAAATGATAAATAAAGGGGGCAATTAAGCCCCCTCAGATTAAGCCTCGTTGATACCGGAAGCGCGGAATTGACCTCTGATGCGCTGGCACCCAACGTCACAGAAGCGAATTAACTCAGCACCCCAGGCAGGTTTGCCCGCTACTTTGGTCAGCACCCCGCCGCCCTGGTCGCGCCAATTCCAATCATTCATAGCATAGAGCGCCCAGTCTTTGGTGTCCAGACCGTCCAGGGTGCCGGCCGGCATCCATTTGTCAGTAATGATGGGGATTTTCTTTCCGCCATTGACATAGGCCATAGCCTCATAGCCACCCTTGATCTCCAGACTGTTGACAGTCTGACGCAGAGCCGCCTTGTAGTTGATGTAGGCGCGGCCAACGCCCAAAGAGCAATGCATGAAATTGATCTTGCTGCCGCTTCTGGTTTCGGCGTTGTCTATTAACTTCTGGATAGCCATGTCGTTGATCTCACCCACGCTGGTATTGACCTGCGCTTTAAGCCAGGGGTAGGTGGTGCGGGACAGTCCATAAATATCAGCGGCGTTGTTGAATACCGCCGCAAGGCCGGTAAGCTCCCTGCCCAAGCTGCCCTGAGCCACCAGGTAGTCATTGTCGGCCTGGATGGTTGAGCTAATGTTGGCTAGGTCCGCAAGCAAACCAACCACTTTGACGGTCTTAGCATCATCGTCAACCGCGACCACTTCCAATGTGCCGCCACCGGTTAGTATCGCATTCGGGGTAGCAGAAGCATCGATAATATCCACTACCATACCCTCAGACAGGTACACCATGGGGAAGTCGTCGGTCATGGTGAGGGTCAATGAATTATCACTTGAGCCCCAGGTAGCGGAATGGATAACGCCCAATTTGCCGCTGCCATCACCTAAGACAGACCTGCCAATATACATCTTGGCGTCGGTCTCGCAGTCCTGGAACATCTTCTCCAGCATGTTAGCAAACGCGCCCACGCTGGATTTGCTGGCCTCAATCGCCTTGTCAGAGATCTGGAATACTGCAGCCAGGTCCTTGGTTTCCCATGTGGCCTGCTTGAATTTACGGGGGTTAGCAGTCGGGAAGGTAGCGGTCTCATTGATCGCTCCAATACCACCGGTACGCCCGTAACTCATGGTGATACGAATATCTTTACCGACTACATTCTCGGTGTTTCTCTCTAACTGGGCCAGGAAAGCGCTGGAGCCATAGTCCATCTGCTCCCGAAGCCCGGGAAGGAAGAAGTTTTTGAAAGCATCGGTCATCATTGCAATAGTCGATACATTGTCTGCCATGTGGCATTACCTCCTAAAAATATTTAAAGAGGCATTGCCGGTCTGTTATAGCAGGTTAAACCCTGCATACTTCGCCTTTAACGCCTCTTTTGCCGCTTTCATGTCTTTGAGATCAACCGGTGCGGTAGCTGGCGGTACGCCGCCTGATCCTATCACCGGCGGGGCAGGATTGTTCTTTATATCCTGCATATGCGCTGCCAATACTTGATTCTTGATGTTGGGGTCTTGAATCAGCTTTTGCAGCACTTCGGGGTCCTTGAGCAGATCCTCAACAGTTGCCGGCTTTGTTGCTGATGTGGCTTGTGCCTGCTTCGCCTTGGCCAAGTTGTAGGCTACCTCTACCGCATCTTCCCGGCTGGTGATCAGATCACCGTACTCGGCTATGATCTCTTTCATAGCCGGGACCATAGCTTCAAAGTCGGGCCTGTCCTTCTTTGCCGCCGCAACCTTCTCGGCCCACATGTCGATTCTGGCCTGCCGCTCTTTTTCCTCGATGATTGGAGCGACCTTCTGGGTTAATGGCTCCAATTCGGTTTTCATAGCATCGCGGACCAGCTTGGCAATAGCTTCTCGGGGATTCTCGTTGTACTCTTCCCAGAACTTCTCTATTTCGGCCTCGGCCTGAGCTTGAAGTTCTTCCGGGGTGAGTTGATCCTCTTTCGGAGCCTGAGCATTCACTGTCTGGGCCTGTTGGGCGATCTGCTGCTGCAGCGCCTTAACGGTCTGCTGCAATTCGTTCATCTGCTGCACTTGCTTGCCATACATGGATTCCATGCTGGTGTAGCTTTTGACCAGGGCATCAACTTTGAGACTGCCGTCTGGGTTCTTGAACTTGTCCGGCACGTCTAACGGCTGGGGTTCAGGGACCTTCGGGGTAGTCTCGGGTTTAGGTGCTCCATCCTCTGGGGGTGCATCTGGTTTGGTTTCACCTTCAGGGGCATTGCCGGCCATACGACTTTGGAAAAATTCTGCCAGGCTTTTAGGCTGGCTCGGTTCGGACGGGGCAGGAGGAGTAGATTCCGGTACAGTCGGGGAAGTGGTTTCAGGTGTTCCACCGCCTGCCGGAGTGCCCGCATCTCCTTCTAGGAATGGTGTGAGAAATCTTCCAAACGTAAGGTTATCGGCGCGTATGAACATAAAAATACCTCCTAATTAATACAAATAGCCCGCACTCAGCGGCCCTATCAAAGGGTTATCGCTAGTCAGGCTACTCTACAGAATTATGCAGTTTGTTCCTGCGGGGGGGCCATGGCTGCCATTTGCTGCATGGCTATCTCCTGCAGGCCTATCATGTGAATCTGAATGTGATCTTCAAACATCTCCCCTATTATGGGGTTAGCCGCTACCAGTTGCTCATACTCTACCGACAACCTAAAGTTGTTATGGTAGAAAGTATGCAGCATATGGTCGTCAAACTGGGCCGGGAGTGTCATTTGGCCATGTTTCATGGCTAGGTTCTCGCGCTCGGCCTTGGATATATGCAGTTCATCAGCGTCATTAAGTGCTTCCCAGTTGCCCATATCTATCATTTCCAGTACCTTTGCGCGGACTTCCTTGGAGTAAGCCCCTTCACTCAAGAGACCACTTGCAATAAGGTCAAATACCATCTGTCTCCGCTGCGCCGGGCTTTCAACCATTGCGGAATACGGCTCGATGATAACATCGTCGCTCTTAATATCGGCGGCTGTCCAGTCGTACACCTCAACGACATTATTTTTGCCGACATTTCGGAGCACTCGCGGCCCTTTGGCAAACTGCTTGTAAAGCCTGAGCCATATCTTCCCATCCTCCACTAGCGAATTGGCAATGTTGCTTGAAGTGGTCGAAAGCCGGGTATCGTCCTGGTCTAATGCTAACTGCATGGCTACACCGGATTTTACCCCGGCAGGTGCATTAGATTGCCTGGAAAGCTCGGATACCCCGGAAACGATGCTAAATTCCTGCAACAAGAGGGCTACTTCGGTTTCAAACTCCTGCGGTAATGATGCTTGCTGAACTGGCCTGGGTGGGTTTGAACCTCGGGTATGCTCTATTATAGCTCCCGGGCTACCAGCGTTCTCCTCCATATAGTCCATATCCACCGTGCCAGCCTCGGCGGTCCATTGTCCTATAGCTACCCGGTTAAGGAACTCTGCCTTGCGGTTTCGTACTGCATTATAGCGGCGTTGCAAGGGAATCATACGTTCTATCACGCTTTTACCCCAGAAACAGCCCGGCCTTGTGATACATACAGTTTTGGTAAAGGGTAGTGCCGGTTCTCCATCCTCGCCTATACGGTAGGGCAGGGAATCAGAGTAATAAAGCAAAACCCCGTTGGCAACGATTATTAACCGGCCTTCGGGATGGTCCTCTGTGGGCATTTCCCAGTATTCCTTTACCAGTACATAGTCGGCCATGGTAACGGTGGTGTAGTTGTGGGTCATGGCATTGTAACCCAACCCACCGGTGCCGATCATGGACCGTTGCAGCTGCATGACCGCTACCTGCTCCGGCGCCACCTCTTTGCCCCAGGTCTTTTTAACCTCGTCAACGTGGAAGGCCCGGGCATGAATGATGCTCCGGCATTGCTCTACGTCCTGGTGGTAGCATGAATCGGGGTATATCTCCTGCGGCGGGCATATGGTGATTTCCAGGTCCCCTTCCCGCATGTCCTGGGGCAATGGGTTTCCTTGCATATCTACTATGTTTGGATCCCCGCCTATCCTTTGGCCCAGGTTGGGGTTCCATGTGTGCTTTTTCAGGACCGTGCCAGTTGCTTCCATCCATGCGTTGGCATCGAACTGCTTCTGCTGCATCTTTTTATCATAGTAGGTGTTGGTCAGCAGGTGGTTGCTCACTTTGGTTGCCCTGCTATCATCCGGGTCATTGCTGCCCGGCCTTACCTTTAGTATTGGCCTCATCCTGGAAAGCCTAGAAAGTCTGGTTTCGATGTTGGGGGCGATCATGTTAAATACTTCCCGCTCCTGCCACTCGAAGGCCCTGGGGATCTCCTCAAGACTCTGGCTAACCGAGTTAATGTCGATGTACTGATTCCCCTCCAAGAAGTTAATATTGAGCTTCCATTGGTTTTCAAAAGGCAGGCGTTCCTTGGACCGGCGCTCAAACTCGGTATTAACCAGGGATATGAGTTCGCCTTCGTCAATCGGTGCCTGCCCTGGGATAGCATCGTTGGCCTCTGGCAGTGGTCCGTCCCGCTCTGCTGTGGGGCGGCCTCGTATGATCTCCAAAACGGAGTTAAGATTAAACGGCAACTGCATTAGTCGTCACCCCTTAGTTGCTTCATTTGCTGGTTATGGGCCTTGCGTAGACCGACCGTAACCATATTGCCCCCTCTCGGAGGAGGCTTTTCTTTGGCATCGCTACGGTATTCAGCCAATCCTCCTGCCATAATCCTGTCATAAAGGTCCTTGCGCTCAATACGCCACAGATTTTCCCGATAAGCCTGGAGCGCAGCGAAAATGATGATAATAAGCGATATAAAAACTAAGGCGGTCGTTGCGCTAATCACTTAGTAACCGCCTTCTTCCGTGCTTCGCAGGTCCGGGAATGGGTCGCAAGCTTGATACTTGCATCGAATGTTTCCCCGCAGTAGTCGCAGGTGTAAACCTTAACTGGTTCAGGCTGCAGTTCTTCCGGTATGCATGAAAGCATATCCCTGGTACAGTCTTCGCACAAGTACCGCCATAGCTGCGGCGGCCCGTCCGGTCTGCCTATCGCGTATGATACTTTTTTGTGGCAGTTATAGGTTTCGCAGCCAACTGCCACGGTTGTTTTGATTATCTGGCATTTTTCGGCCATGGGTTCACTCTCCTTTGGATTTCCTCAGTCCTATCCTCCCGGTCCGAAACAGCATCATAAACCGTTGAAACGACCACTGTTTTTGCATCATGTCCTCCTAGAATCCGTAATCCGCCGTTTTGCTATCTCAAAGTATTTGTCATCCAGTTCTATGCCGATGAAGTTTCGGTTGGTGTTCACACAAGCCACTCCGGTACTTCCCGAACCCATGCAATTATCCAAGACTGTGTCACCTTCGTTTGTGTAGGTTTTGATTAGGTATTCTAATAGTGCTACTGGTTTTTGAGTAGGGTGCACCGTCTTAAATTCGCTACCTATTTCAATTATGCTTTTAGGATAATTAGTCCATTCGCTTATAAAATCTTTTTGATCTGTTTTTCTTATCCTATGTTCACTTGAATTTGCCTTCTTGCCTTTTACTACTCTGGGGCTATAAATTAAACCTTGTGGATTAAACTTCATTCTATTTTTTGCGTTCTTCGCACATCCACCTTTACTAAAAACTAAAATATCTTCATGCTCTGTCATAAATCTATATGGAGCTTGTGCAAACCCTTGTATTCTAGTTTTTCTCCATACTAAAGAATATTTAAAAAGTTCTAAATTGCTCATTATTAATTTGCTAGTAAATGGTTGGCTTCCAAATAGTACAATTGCACCATTGTCTTTAATTATCCTCTCATATTGTTCCCATAAAGGCTCAAAAGGAATAATTGTATCCCATTTACAAGCGGTCGTTCCATATAGTCAAGGGAGGTCACACAATATCATATCAATTGACTTGTCGGGAATATGTTGCATTAATTCTAAACAGTCGCCATGATAAATATTGTTGACCTCCATCGTATTATTAGACAATACTGCTCACCTCCAATAAAAACACCTATACAAAATAGGTGCTTGTTGTTTTTGAAACTCTCCCTCCTTAATTGGCCCTCGATGGGACTCTGTAGATAAATACCAGCGGCCCGCCCCACGCACATAACGGTATTTACACCCCCGGAGTCGAAGCTCCAAACCAGTAGTATAACAAAAAACGGTACGCGCCAGGTTCACCCTCACTATCCGCACCTGGTCTTTACGGGGGCATACCGTTTATGCCTGTTTGCCTCTCCTATTTGGTATTAAATAGGGCAGGCACCGGGGAAGGAGAGAAAACCCGGTGCCTTTGGAAACCTTTTCAGGCTGCCCTATGTTATCCGCGTCTTGCTATCGAAGCATTGGCCCACATATTACATTCTTCCAGCTTGGTCATGGCCAAAGCCTTCTCCCGTGATTCGGGGCATAAGCTGTCGATCAAATAGGCAAGTTCTTTGGTTTTGGCCCTCAGTTCCTCATACTTTTGCGGTTGCCCCTCTTTGGGTGGGTGATAGGTGAAATTGTGGTCAATCGTTGCTTTCGGCATGATGGTTCTCCCTTCTTTTACGTCAATCTCCTTCTTTTCCTAAGACTTGCCCGCGCCAGCTTTTCTTTGTACTCGGCTATGCCGGTTAGCTCCTGCTTTGGCTGCTTGATTTTGGTGGTCTGCTGAGAGGCAATGTAGCAGTTGATAGCCCTGGCCATGATACAGTCGTCATGATGGCCCTCTGCGGCTTCCGGCTTGCCTTTCTCGTTCTTGACAAAGACCGTCATTTCTTCCAGCGTAGTCAGGTCCCGCACCCTTTCCGGGTGTTCCCGCATGACCGTCCTGAGCATGCCCAAAGCCAGCGGCCGGGTTAGCTTGTTCGTGTTAAACCCAAACCGCTTGACCAGCCTGCCGGTGTACTGATCGGGTGATTCCTCCCGCACATATTGGTTCGGGTATTCCCACCTGGTCAACTCGCGTACCGGGTGAGTGCTGAAATTCGTTTCAATGCCTATCAGCGCATCATTGTAATACTTGCCTAGGCAGTACATTTGCCGGGCAAACAGATCCTCGTCAAAGTTCACCCGCAAGGAGGCTACATCGGTTTCGGTGACATTGTTCGTGAAGATTCCAACATTCCAGTCAGAGCCTTCCCCGGCAGTATCCCCGCCGCCTACATAAGGGTATCCAAATTGCGGTTCTTCGTATATTTTGATATAGCCTTCACGATCGTCTACCCAGCGGATAGAATCATCCACGATTCTATCATTTATATAGTCAAACTCAAAATACCCTTGCTTAAGCGGAGCCTTGAGCCGTTCTTCCTTAATCCTGTTTGCCACATTTACCTTGTCAAAGTAGGTGCCGCCAGGGATGCCCCAGAGACCCAAGGCGTAGATGTTGTACTCGTCCTCGTCATACTTCTTGAGATCCTCCATTTCCTTTGCGTAAGCCGCATCGATGAAGGGGTTGTCCAGGTAGGTGGAATGAATAATAAATGTGCCGAATTGGTTTACATCGCCCTGGTAGCTTGCGGCCTGTTCGGTACCGTAGACTATCAGGGTATCTTCTGGATCGTCAAAAAACCTTTGCTTGAGCCAGGACAACTCGGACACCGGGTTAAAACTGAGGATGATCTGCATATACTTCTGGCTGCCGTCCCGGTTTTTCCCAGCATAGCCCCGTAAACGGCGGTTGAGTTCTCTAAAATCCTCGGGGCTGACTTCGTTGGCTTCTTCTATCCAAATAGATGTAACATCATAGATGGATTTCAGCTTTTCCACGTCATCTAGGCCGCTGAATATGATCTGATTCCCGTTGGGTTTGAATGTGATCTTCTCGTTGCCCATGGACCGGTTGATCGTGAAGTAGTCATATAGGCCCCAGCGTTTGATTTCTCCCTCTAGCAAGGGGAACTGGGACTTAGTGACCGACTTGCCGGTATCGCGTACACAGAGGATGTTGTGCTTATCCTCTTTCATGACCCGGATTATGGTCTTATCAGCGGCAAAGTAGCTTTTCCCGCTGCCCGAACCACCATATAAAACCAAAAACCGGCCCTTGAATCTAAAGGCCGGATAATATATTGGTGGTATCATTTTGGCTAGATTGGTAAGATCAAACTCCATAGGCTAATCCCCCAGTTCCTCCGGGAGCTTGACTACGATCGGCCCGCCGTCTGCGCCGGTATGCTCATGCTTCTCGGTAAACAGTTTCAAATGCTTGCCTAAAAGTTCGCACCCTTTTAACACGCCCTTTGAATCGAATGTATAAGCCGGCAGCATTTCTCCGTCTGGGGTTTCAGCATATACCTGGTTGCCCTTTCGATCCAAGACGGGGTAGGCTTGTCGGCAACGCTCAACCGTTTCATAGATAGTATTCAGCACGTAATCGGCTGTGATGCCGG